TTATACATTCGATGAATACCGTATACACGAGAAAAAGGGCCCCCGGGGGAGTCGCCGCAAAGCCCGCGCTCCTGACGCCCGAAAATTTCTTACAAAATTTTTAAAGTCGGGGGTTAGGCGGAAAATAAAAAACCCGCCAAGAAGGCGGCAATCCTACAAGTTCAACGTCTCATATACGTTATCGATATCGTCCTGCTCGATGCCGATATACCGTAGCGTCATTTTCTCGCTACTATGGTTAAATATCGACATTAACAGCGATATATCAACGCCCTGCTTATACGCAAAGTACCCGAATGTTTTGCGTAAGCTATGCGGACTCAACTGTCGGTTTAAACCGGCTCTGGCCGCTGCTTCGCTCAGCCGGCGAAAAACCTGTACGCGGCTGATCGGTCGGTTCCCGCCCTTCCGCGACTTAAACAGGTAATCGTCGTCGGCAGCATCGGCGGGAACTAACGTTTTTACCGCGTCTTTGACCGGCTTTATTCAGGCGAAACTGCTTCGCTTTACCCGTTTTCTGCTCACGCAGGGTGATCGTAGTTTTGCCTCGTACATCGCCGACCTTCAGCCGTAACAGGTCGGATACGCGCAAGCCGGTATTGATAGCGAGAATAAAGAATAACCGGTCGCGCCCGTGCAGGGCGTTTTTAATTGCCTTAATTTCCCGTTTGCTTTTCAAAGGTTGCGCGGTATTCATTAAACCGCCTCCTTAACGTAACTAAATGAATAATAAGTTACTTATAGTTTAAACGGAGGCTCGCGAATTGTCAACCGGCTTTCTATTTTGCGTTCTGAGCCGTTTTTAGTTCTCGCTAATGGTTTTATACCTAAAACGAAATAAAATCGCACACAAGCGAAATTAGAACGCCACAGCACGTTATTATGACGAGGGGGTGACGAAGAAAAATGGCACAATCACGACGCGATAAGTTGGCGGAGAAATTAACGGTACAACAGCAGAAGGCCGCGTACTTACTCATCGAAAATGAGACGAGACCGACCGCTGAGCAACGCAAACAAGACGAAATTGCCGAAGAGGTCGGTGTGTCGCGACAAACACTCTATAACTGGCGCACGAAAAATCAGGCGTTCATCGAATACAAAAAAGAAATTGCGAAGGATTTTCTCGGAGATGCAGTGGGCGTGTGGGCGAACGCAATCATAAAGTCGATGAAAGGGAAGCAGCCGTCACAAAAGGCGCTCGATCTGTACGCGAAGCTCATGGGCTTTATTCAGGAACAAAAACGAATCGAAATCACGGACGGCAACGACGCACGCTCCGAAGAAGAAATCGAACGTCAACTGGCGGAACTGGACGAGCTGCTGAACGAGGGCGATAAGTAATGGCTTACGTTAACGGCGAATGGTTGGACCGAAAAGACCGCGCGAAACGAATCGACATGCTGACGGAACGTGTGCGCAAGATAAAAGCGTTGTACGAGCGTGGCGACGCGACCGACGGTATGGTCGATACAATGCTCGCGGACATAGACGAATTAAAGCGGTTGAAACGGGTGCACCGCGCCGAGCACGATGTTCTTTACTTCGGTATGGAGTACTTTTCAGAAGACGGTAACCCGGGCAATGACGATAACTTAATTCCGGCGGGCGTCACCGTAGAAAATGCTGCAGCTTTTCACCGTGAGCTAACCGAAATGCTGAACAATGTCACGTTAGGCAAGGCGAAACGACACATCGCGTGGGCATGTCCGCGCCGGCACGCTAAGACTGCGTGGCTGTCGAACATATTTCTAGTGCATCAGATCGTGTTTCGGCACCGAAAGTATATTGCGCTGTTTTCGGAAACAACGGATACGGCCGGCGACTTTATCACTTGGGGCCGGTATCAGTTAAAACTAAACGAGAAGTTGAGAGAAGACTTCGGCGAGCTTTTGCACCCGCAACCTTCACGTAACGAGCTCGATAACAAATACGAATTTATCACGACCAGTAACATCAAGGTTGAAGCGAAGGGATTGGGAACGCAGGTGCGGGGGATGCGGCACGGGTCGACGCGGCCGGACTTGTTTATCTTGGACGACATTGAAAGCGACGAATCAACGAGCACGCCCGAGCAGATAGCGAAAGCAAAGGCGTGGTTCAATGACTCGATGTTGCCCGCGCTTGCTAAGGACGGGCTGGTCATATACTTGGGTACGATTTTGTGCTATGGTTCGCTGTTGCACCACGTCATAGAAGATCGACGCGACTTCGAGGCACGTAAGTTTGCAGCGGTTGAATCGTTCGCTAGCCGCACGGACTTGTGGGACGAGTGGCGTAAGATATACCGAAGCGATACGAGAGATGCCGCTGACCGCGCGCTTGAGTTTTTCGAACAAAACAAAGCGGCCATGCTCGAGGGTACGAAAATATTATGGCCGGAGTACTGGTCGTATTACGACTTGATACTTATTCGCGAGGAAAGCGGCACAAAAACGTTTAATCAAGAATATCAGAACAACCCGACGGATGAGGATAGGCAGATATTTAAGCCGGAGTATTTCACTTACTTCGTAGAAAGCGACCTTGACGGAAAAAAGCTGAAATATTATGGCGCAGTCGACTTCGCGATGGGAAAGGAAAAGGGCGATTATTCCGTCATCGTGACGATGGCAAAAAACGAGGAGACCGATATTTGTTACGTCGTCGACGTGTTCATGCAGAAGTGTCACCCGGACGTGCTGCTGCGAGAAGCTATTGAGCGCGTATTCAAATATCAGTATGAAGCGCTGGCAGTTGAAGCGCAGGCAGCACAAGAATTTTTCGCGGATAAATTGAGCGAGGAATTATCGAAACGAGGTTTTCCGAGCCACACGCGACTAAAACAAATAAAGCAAAGGACGCGAAAATCTTACCGCATTGAATCGCTTTTGCCGGACATACAGTCTGGTCGAATCCGGTTTAGAAAAGTCGACAAAGAAGCAATGGAACAGTTTGAGATGTACCCGATGACGCACGACGATTTCCCGGACGCGTGTCACATGGCGTACACGGCGGCAAAAGGAGGTAACGCTACGGTCCGAACGGTCCGCGTATTACAAAGGAGGTGAGCAAGCACGTGGTAGACTACAATTTACTGTCGCCCGAAGATATGGATGACTTGTTATTTTCGCCTTTTCAGCAAGCATTAGGCAAAGAAACGGTAGAGCGAATTAATCGGCAACTAGAGAACTACGACTACTACAACGGAAGACAACACGTGAATGAATACGGTCAACTCGTGAAGGCGTCGGAGCTAGAGCGACCGCCGGGGCTCGACTATGACCCGACGCGGTACGCAACAAACTATTTTAAAGCGATTGTTGACCGAAAAGCCCGCTGGCAGATGGGCGGCAAACACGGAATTACAGTGCCGCGCCGGCAAATAGATCCCATCGAGGAGACGATCAAGAAGGATTATGAGCCGAGTCCTGCACAAAAAGCGGAAAACGAGCGGGCAGAAAATTACGAACGCTTGCTCTATCAGCTGTGGGACGAAAACAAAATGCGCGCACGACTAATTCAAGCGGCGCGCGACCGCCTCATTGCCGATCGTGTCGTGTGCAAAATCGCATTCAACCCTCGGACGGGGAAAATCCGATGGATATGGCGGCCGGACTACGAATTTATTCCGGTATTTTCGGATGACGATTTCTCCGAACTCATTGCCGCGCACTTCATAAAACCGCGGAAATGGGAGTATAAGGGTGAAGAAATAGACGCAATTCAAAAACAGACGTACCTGATGCGGAACGGAGAATGTTATTTTGAAGACGCTGTTTTCCGAGAATCAGACTTAGAGCGAATAGGAACAATTACCGAAATGTCCTCGATGGGGCTGGACTTTCTGCCGGTCGTCATGTTTCCGGTTAACGAGTTGCTGGCCGAATCGGTCGGCGATAGCGAAATAAGTGCGCTTCGAGAACAAAACGACGTTCTTAATCAAATGAACGAGGACGCAATCGATTCGCTAAAGTTCGAGATGTTCTCGATGACAGCCGTGCTCAACGCGCCCGAAGGGACCGCAAATAAAATGCAGATTGCGCCAGGGGCTGTTGTAGAAGCGCGCGGCGATCGAGACGGAGTGTCGCCGGACATTAAGAAGGTAGAAGGCGGCTTCAGGTGGAAAGAGGCGTTCAAAGATCAGTACATGCGCGTCAAGGCTGCTATGCACGAAATCAGCGGATTACCGCAGATTGTGCCGCAAGAACTGAATTTCGGCGGTCTAAACGGAGAAGCTTTGCAAGTATTGTTTCACGACATCATCACGGATACCGAAGAGCATTGGTTGTCGTGGGGCTATTGCTTGTCGGAGCTTCACGAAAAAACAATTCGATACTTGCAAGCGCGGTTAGATGCGCCGGTATTCGGATATGACAAAGACGTTATCCGCGCTATCGGAGATGACTACACAAACGAAATGCGGTTTGTACTGCCGCTGCCGGACAACCGCAAGGAGCTAGTTGAATTGTTGACGCTTGAAACGTCGGCCGGTTTTGAATCGCAGAAAGGGGCTATTGAACGTTTAGGCGTCGAAAATGTGCAGACGAAACTTGAAGAAATCGAAATCGAGCGCGGCAAGCGCCGTGCATCAGAAAGCCTTTATAGCTTTGAAGATGGGGGAGGGGGTGGTATAGACAGTGACGTATTCGAAGCTGACGAAAGTGTACGCGACTAACGCAGACGGTTCAACGAAGTCTGCCGGATACTCGAACGTAGAAAAGGTGTACATCGTCAATGCTGACGAGTTAGGCGGCGGGGAAATCGAAGACGGGTCGATTACAACAGCTAAGTTAGCTGACGGTGCGGTGACTTCGGTTAAGATTGCGCCCGGCGCTGTAGGCGAGTATCGAATAGCCGACGGTGCAGTATCTACCGCTAAGCTTGCTTCGGATGCAAAAGCGCCGTTTGCAGGTACGGCAGATACCGCGAACAGTGTCGCATGGGCAAACGTCGCCGATAAGCCGGAAACGTTTGCGCCGGAAGCGCACACTCACGCAATATCCGAAGTGAGCGGCTTACAGTCCGAGCTGGACGAAAAAATAGATAAATCGGCGATCGACGCTGTTGACCCGATAGCGGACCCCACTACTGCGACTGTGGAAGAGGTAGCAAATAAAGTAAACGAAATTTTAGCCGCGTTAAAAAGTTAAACGCTCGACCGAAAAGTCGTAAAACTATTGGATTCGAATAATTCGCCGACGGGCGTAAAACGAAGGAGTGATAATTATGTCAGAAGAAGTAAATAACGAGAAAATTATCGACGAGCAAGCGTCTGCGGAGACGGAAAACACCGATAACACGAAAGAAGTCGATAATAAAATTCCCTATGACCGCTTCAAAGCGAAAGTAGACGAGGCTAACCGGTTGAAAGAAGAGCTCGCCGCGTTGAAAAAAGCGCAAGAAGAAGCGGAAAGGAAGAAACTCGAAGAACAAAACGAGTACAAAAAACTCTACGAAAAGGCGCTGAACGATTTAGAAGCTTTTAAATCGGAGGCGCTAAGCGCTAAGAAAAAAGCGCTACTCGTGCAAGCAGGGTATTCTAGCGATCAGGCTAACGTTCTGCATAACACGGTACAAGGCGAAACTGACGAAGAATTAGCGAAATCTATCGAAGAATTAAAGTCTGTTATCGCGCCTAAGCCGAGTTATGTAGACCCGTTGCCGATGAACGGCGAACGGAGCAAGCCGGATCCGAAAGACCCTGGCGAAGTTGGTTTGAAAGCTTTTGAACGCATCAAAAACAAACTATTTTAAGAGGAGAGATGAAGTAATGGCTTACGGACCTATTATCCGAAAATCTGCCGCTGTTGGCGGAAAAAACATTCTTGCTAGCGAGCATCTGCAATACATCGAAGGGGGCGCGACATTAGACTACACGGCCTTTCCCGCCGGTTACAATGAAGTAGGTTTGTTGATTGCCCGCAATCTTTCGACAGGTAAGTTTGAACCGTTTTCCGAAGTTGAGGGGTACGATAATTTCGCGGTATTAAACGAAGACTTCGATAACAGTTACGAACAAGACCTGGTTGTTGGCGAAGTGATTGTCCGCGGCTCTGTATACGAAGATAAGTTGCCGCAGCCGGTTCCGGACGAATTCAAGCAAGCTAACCCGATGATTCGCTTTGTAAAACACGTTTAAAACTAAATCAAACAAAAAAGGAGACGATATTAAATGGCTGGAATCACTCATATAGCAGAACTTAAACCAGAAGCGTTGGGACGCTTAGCTCAAGAAGTTGACCAGTACGCGGTCGAGGTACAACCGGACATTTTAAACTTTTTGCCTGACGAAAACATTTATGACCTTGAATTCGCTTATAACGTCGTAAAGACAACTTCCCAAATGGGCGCTATGATTGGTTTTGGCGCTGAACCACCGGTACGCGACCGTGACGAAGTGGCCCGTCGGATGGGCGAAGTCGCTAAGTACGGTTGGAAAGACATTATCACCGAAAATGAGTTGTTGAAGCTTCACAACCCGCGTAATGACGCCGAATTTCAGGCGCTGGTCGACGCCATCACAGCTAACGGCGCAAAGATGGTAAAAGAAACCCGCGACCGTATCAACGTTTCTAAGCTTCAAGCAATCGGAACAGGCAGGGTTTCTTACGATGACAACAACGTTAAGATTACGATTGACTTTACGGAAGATATGCCGGAAGAACACAAAATTGTGCTGACCGACGACAACACGTGGGATAATCCCGAACACGATGTCATCGGCGATCTGCTTGACTGGAGCAATCAGTACGAAGAAACGAACGGCAAAAAAGCCGACGCAATCTATACGACACGGAAAGTTCAAGCGTTGCTACTCAAGAACGCTGTCATCGTTAACGAAGCGACAGGCATTGCCGACAGCGGTCGTGGCCGCGTAAGTGTTGACGAGTTAAACTCCGTGTTGGGCGGATACGGCTTACCGCCGGTACGTTTGATCGCGAAATCTAAAGCGAAAGTTAAGTCTCCGATCACGGGACAAGTAAATGACATCGAGTTGTTCCCGGAAAACCGTGTCGTATTTATCTCTAGCGGAATCGGTACGTTCAAAATGGGTCCGACCGTTGAAAACAATTTCCAACCCGGAATCGTTCTGCAAGCTTACGACAAACAAGAGCCGATTCAATCAATCTTGAGAACAGCTGCGGCCGGCTTCCCTGTCATTGAAAATCCGAACTTGCTGCT